CTTCATGTAATGCGTAAAGTCTAAATTGTAGGATGTGTTCTGGACCTGCTGCATAGACATTGTTTCTGCGGTGTTAGCACCAACAGAACACCAGCGATCAAGGCCATACAGACGCCCACCAGTGACGTTTATGTTCGTCCCACGCTGCGCCACCTGCATAGCACCATTGATAATCAGGTTGCGGTTAGACAAGGCACCATCGTCATAGACGTTACCTAAGTCTGCTAGTCCCCGTGCCTTACTCATTGGCCATGCCCTCTGCTTGTGCTGCTTCAGCCTCAGCCTGACGCTCGGCTGCGGTCTTGACCCAGCCCTGTGCGAAGGCCAGCGTGACCATTTCGTCTTTCGCGTTGGGGATTTGAGTTCCAGCTTCTAGGCACTTGGTCACTGTGATCCCGACAATCTCGTCGGTGGCGAGGCGCGCGCGTTCGTGGACCGAGTTGTCGATCCAATCCTGCTGCGACAACGCTGCGTAGGACAGTGCCGCGTCTTCGGCGGGGGTGAGGGTGACGGTGTAGTTCATAGTTATTATCCTTTCGGTTATCCGAGGAGAAAGCCACAAAAATTGGAGTATAACCCAAAGCCATACAGACTTGGCGCATTGTAATCAGACGAAATGTAGATATCAGCGTAATCACCAACAGACATAGCCATGATAGATGTGATACTACAGTTTTCCCAAGCGTCGCTATTATTGAAATGGCTCACCTTCACATCCGCGCCATTTTTCCGAAGATTCATAGACCCGAGTTGCAGTCTTCCTGATGCATCCCCCAAGATGCCGTTTGCGCCAAAGTAATAATTGCCCGAAACAGGCGCAGTAAATCTTCCTGTGGCGCTGCTGTAAGGGCCCCCAATATTTGTTTCTATATTGTTCCAAAGTACAACTGCATTTCTAACATCGCCAGATGTTAAAGTTGCTTGGAACGCAGCGCCAAGCGTGGGTATTCCAGACAGGTCACTATAAGCGCCCGTAGTGGCTACAGTGGCTAGATCAGCAGACTGTATGGCACTATCAGCGAGAGCACCTTGCGCCGCAGAAGCCGCCCCGAGGTTCGTGCGGGCAGTGGCCGCGTCGGCCACGTCAGAGAGGTTATTGGAGACAAGCAACGTGCCAGCGGGCGGGGGGTATGCAGATGTGTCGGCGCCAACAATAAACGCTGTGTAAGCTACAACCTCAAGAGTATCCCCCGAAGCTGCACCAGTCGTCAGCACTACGTCTGAGCCATTGGTAGCTGTGAAGTCTGTGCCATCCACCAGCTTAACGCCGTTAAGGAATACGTCGATGTAGCCAGCCTGATAGCCACCCGTAGCGAAGCTAGTCTGACTTGCTGTGCAAGTAAAGATGTCTCTTGTTTGCGTGGCCTGTGGTACTGGCTGTGTGCCGATATAGCCTGACATGTTACATAGCTCCTATAATAAATGCGAGCAACTCAGGGTAACGCACACCAAGGCGGGTACGTTCTGTAGCACCCTCTGGAGCCTCTTCCTGTGTCTCGTATGTGTCTGTGCGGGTGAGGTTCCCACCGACAGTCAAATCACCACCGATCTCAGCATCACCTGTAACATCAGCAGCGGTAGTGCTAAGGAGTACGGCCTTAGTGCCGAGGTAGCCAGCCATTAGCTCTGCTCCAAGACTGACAGGATAACATCAGCAGATGATGCTGTATCCGAGGTGATGACGACAGTATCAGCCGCCTCTAGAATGATCTTACCGTCAAGTACAGATAGGGCGGAGCCACTTGGGATGGGAACACCCTTGATGGCGTATACGCCAGCACACTGCACATCAATGCTAATCTGTGAGGCTGTAGTGTTTGCGACTGTAAGTCCGATAGTGACTGCGGTGGTTCCACCAGCGACAGTGTATGTCGTCACAGGTGATGTGCCTACTGAGGCAGAGGTGTAATTCTTAAAGACGTTAGCCATTTGCTTATCCTAGTGCTATTGATAAGGCTAATGCGTTTGCTTCTGCATCTGCCAGTATTACGGTTTTAGTTGAGCCATCTAGCGTTTCAGCATCTACGTCTAGTGCATCTACAAAAGCTTTGTCTACACGAGTATCAATAGCTGTATTAGCTCTAGCGGCAGTGTAGTACAGGTTAGACCCTTCTACAAGGCCTCCTGTGTCGTGGTTGCTTAGGCTGCTAACTGTACCAGTTACACTACCTATCAGGTTACCTGTAACATCACCTGTTACGTTACCATCTAGATTACCCTCAAAAGTACCAGCCTTAGCAGTACCATATGAGAAACTAGCGTGTGTAGTATCAATCGTACCCTGTGGCTCTGGGCTATACTCGTCAAAGAAGGTCCACTTGTTAGTAGACACATCGTAGTACAGACCCATGTGGGTGTAGCCAATACCAGACGTACCAGTGTTACGGTTTGATGCAATACCTGAGTCTACGTTTACAGGTGAAGCAGAGCCTGACCAGATATCCCCTACAGTGTGACCTGTAGTAGCGTTAAAGAAGACGCTAATGTTATCCTCTAACGTCTGATCTGCACCAGTAATAGCTACACCTGTAGCCTCAGTAGTAGCGAAGTTATCCTTAGACCAGCTGAAAGTGTCAGGCGTACCTGTAGCGTCAATCTTTACGTAGAATGTCTTGTTAGTTGTAGTACCCTCATAGTGACCTGTGAAAGTAGCATCGTCCAAGCCAGTACCAGTGAATGTAGTATTAGCATCCCCGATAGTGTCGCCTGAGTTGAAGTAGTTGAATGCACCAGATAGAGAGATGTTCTCGCTGCTAGCAATAGTCTGTGTACCTAGAACCGTAAAGTCACCAGCAACAGTGACGTTGCTATCAAAGTGTGCGTTCTCAGTAACACGTAGTGTCTCAAAGGCGTGAGACTCTACATACACATAGATACAACCACTGGAGGCATCGCTAATAAGGCAGATACCTATGTCAGTAGCATAGTAAGGATAGCTAGGTGCGTCAGTCTGAGTACCACCAGAAGCACCTACAGCAACGTGAACACGCTCCCCTACCGTGAGGTGGGAAGTGTCTACATCAGCAATAAGACCACGGGTAGTAACATAACCTACCGTGTTATTCTCAATGTCATGTGTTGCGACACCTACAGCCTGTGAAGCATTGTAAGTACCATCTGCACGAGCCACATCAATAGTAGGGGTGCTAGCGTCTTCACCAGTAAGGTAGACAGGAGTACCATTAGTGATGGTAGCCCCAGAGTTGTTCTTTACACGAATGTACTCTTCTTGGCCTACCTGAAGGGTAATGTCGGCTTCATCGTTGTATACAGCAAGTGCACCGAAAGCCTCATCATAGAAGAGACGCCCTGCAGCATGTGCGGGTTTAGTTGCTACAGTAGTCTTAAGGTCAATGTAGGTCTCAACCTCAGCACTACCTGCAACGTCTAGCGAGCCTGCTACGTTAACGTCAGAAGGAAAGTCTACACTCTCATCTGCGTTCTTGAAGACAGACTTTTCTGCAGGGTAAGTAAGGAATACATCCTTGGTACCTGCAGTAAAGCTTACAGCACTGCCTGAGTTGCTGCTTTCTAGGATGGTATCACGAGATAGTGTACCACTGGTGTAAGTACCAATACCTACTTCCCACTCAGCTGCAGTCCTGTGAGACAGAGCATAAAAGGTAGTATCGCCATCAGTGAGCGCATCTGAAAAGCTCTGGAACCCTACTACAGAGCCACCCAGAGTAACGGTACCCGAACCCGTTACCGTAGTAGTTTCTTTTACTCTATCTTTGAGAACCAGAGCCATGCTTATTACCCCTTATTAGGCGATGCGTACAATAGCGTTAGAAGCATCAGCAGCTGGAAGCTGGATTGTGAAATCACCGTTAGTAGAAGCTTTAACACCACCAAAGTCGATAACCGCAATAGCACGGCTCAGCCGAGATTCATTGTAGATGATACAGCCATCAGCTGAGACTGTAGCAGAAGACCAAGTTGTGTCTGCAAAATCCACGATAGCAGTAGAGCCATCAAGCGAGATTACAGCACTGCTAAGTGTGTTACCACCAGCAACATAGTTTGTACCTACCGCTTCGTCAGAGTTAACCCAGACATCCGAGTAGTTTGTTGTAGCTGCACCATAAGTACCGCTAGGGGATGCTTTAATGAGAGCAATACGGATAGAGTCCGTATCCAAGTCATGAACACCCCCAAGAAGCTCTTCTTTGAAGCTGTTGCACATTGCAGTAGTAATAGCCATCTTGAGATGTCCTTTCAGATAAACACAAAGGGGCCAGCACTAAGCCAGCCCCTAAGTTAGCAATATTAAGCAGCGTTAAACTTAGCTGTGATGAGAGCCTCAGGGCGCAGAATCTTGCGGCCATAGAGGTGCATACCACGGCAGATGTCAGCAAAGCTATCTGGGTCACGGTACTTCTCAACTTTCGAGAGTTGTTCAGCAGTTGCGACAGCAGAGTCATGACCAGCAACGATAACGCCGTAGTTGACGTTTTGGTTAGCTGTACCAGCAGTACCGGGACCAGTACCCACTTTAGGCAGGTTGTTGGACTGGTAGATGCGGAAGCCATGGATGTTGTCAGCCAGAAGACCGTTCATCAGGCCTGCACCACCGAAGTCTGCATTCAGGACACGGGAGTCTTCGTCCTTAAGCATTTCGATGAACACAGGGTCCAGAACGAGCCAGCGACCACGAGTGTCAACATCTTGCTCATCCAAGCGACGCGACATGCGTGCAATGACTTGCAGAGGTGTAGCAGCAACAGCCGAAACAGCAGTAGCACCAGTCAAGCGGGGTGCCAGTGGGATCGAGTGGTCGCCAGCCGAAGTAGTGGTGATGTTCGAGAAGTCACCCTTTTTCAGCTTGTTAACAGCCAGCAGTTCATCAGTACCAGCAGCAGCGTTTGCTTTGGTGCCGTTGACAGTGGTGTTGACAGCGTTTGCAGTCGTGTAGCCCGACAGGTACTTCAATACGTCGGAGTCCATTGCGTCAGCCATTTTATAGGCAGCACGATCCGTGGACAGGTTCATGAAGTCGATGTGGCTGTGGGCCTCTTCGATGTCGTCCAGTTTGAAAGCAAAGTAGTTAGCTTTGTCGATGGTCAACTGGAAGTCAGCGTCAACAAGGTCTTGGGTGGACACAGCGGTACCACGAGCAAGAGCGTTAACAGTGATGTCAGGCTCTTTCATGATGCGCACGGAGTCGCCCTGAGCCGAGATTTCACCGAAGTAGTCGTTGTTGGTGATTGCGTTTACGACTGCAGACTTACGGAATGCAATCTGTGCTTTCTTAGAGAAAATCTCAGGGGAGAAGTTCCCGTTGTTCAGGTTGGTATAACCCGATGCTTTTGCGAATGCCATTGTAGTTCTCCTATAGATATGACATTTTAGGGAGGGGTAGTAAAGCTATCATATCCACATAAGAGGCCAAGCTATTTCTAGGGTAACAACACAAGAAGGATTGCGGTCCTAAGTGCGCTGGGCCTATACTCTGTTGGGTAGTTCTTTAAGTGGCTGTTGCTCTAAGTGAGACAGGGGAAGGCCGCTAAACCCGCAAACCCCGTCTCTAAGTTAGACATGTAGGGCAGGGACGTACCGAGCCTTACATGCCTATAGTTTTATCTATATCTCTTAAGGTGTCAAGGCCTTATTGTGAGATATCATAGATAAACTTTCCAGAACGCATTGCGTCCATAATCTCGTCTTGACGCTTTTCAAACTCATCAAGGGACATTTTGTTAACCTGAGACTCGCTCAGTACAGTGCTAGACTCTTCTGCATCAACTACAGTGCGAGCACCGCGTGTACGTACAGATGCTGCAGCACCCTTGTCTGTGGCAGGCTTCTTAGCCTTAATGCCCATGTCTACTTTGTACATGTCAATTACACGTGCTACAGAGTCTACATCATCAGGGTTGTCATACAGTGCATTCTGATACACAGCAGGCTGCTTTTCTGCCCACTTGTGGAATGCATCATCTTCACGAATCTCAACAAAGTCAGGGTGACGCTGCAGTAGGGCTACTTCCGCTTTCTCACGCTTAGCTGCGTCACGCATAGCCTCTACCTCTTTGAGGCGAGCATCAATGTCTGCAGCACGCTCTTGTGCCTTCTTGTCTGCAATAGCTTCAACAAGACCTGCAACATCAGGGTACTTCTTAGCCCATGCATCAATGTCCTGCTGTGTCTTTGGCAGTACAAGCTCTTTGTCTGCCGCTTTCTTAAGTTGACCTTCTAGTTTCTCAAGGCGAGCCTCTAGCTCTTTCTTTTGCTCCTGAGAGTGACGACGTAGATCACCGTAACGCTTCTTAAAGCTTTTCTCTTCTGCAGTAAGCTCTTGTTCTTCTTCTTGTTCAGCAGGCTCTTCTTCCTGTTGTACTTCTGCTTTACGAACAGCAGGCTCTTCTACAGGGGATTCTACCTCTTGCTCTACTTCTTCCTGCTGCTCTTCTACGGGGGCTTTACCCTCAAGCTCTTCTAGTTCACGCTCTGCTTGTTTGATACGTGCTAGGTTACGGTTGTGCATTACGCTATCTACGTTAGCCATAGTATGTTAGTCCTTTATGGTGGGGCCAGCGTTACTGCTGGGTAGCCTTATCGTTGTTTATGTTGTTATTGTAGAGTGTTTAGAAGTAACCAGACTTAGTGCCTGACATACTACCCTCTTTACTTTGGGCATCATTAGAATTGCCGGGTCCGTCATCTTGACCTTTGTCATTTCTGCTAGCGCCACGTCCACCTCCATCAAATGCATCACGGGCATTATCAAAGCCAAACGCCTCTGCTACACTATAAGCAAAGCCCCCTAGGACACCACGACTCTCAGAGCCTGACCCACTACTGCCGCCGCCATCCCTATCGGGACGCTGTACGGGTCTTGAAGATGTTTGAGGTGCTGTAGTAG